AGAGGTCTTTAAAAATATAATAGATGATTTTGTAAGTAGATTACAAATTGATACAAGTTGGGTAGGAAGAAAAAGGCGCAGACCTGTAGCACTACACGAAACTATACATTCACAAAGTGTATTACTAAGTTTAATTAATCAGCAAATAGCGTTATTTGGTGAAGAAGAAATTGGAAATAGATTACAAGCAAATTCGGATAAACTATCAGAACTAATATCTATAGTATTGTGGGACAGTAAAGCGGAAGCAATACAGTCAGCAACTCGATTATTTATGGAAATAGTAATAGGTAATAGTTTAACGCCCTCACAGTTACAAGATTTAGATTTAGAATCAGAATATAATGAGGATTTTGAACAACCAGAATGAAACAACGTGAATATCGTTATTTTATGGGAGATTTTGAAACAACTGTGTACAAAGGGCAAGTAAACACAGAAGTGTGGGCTAGTGCGCTTGTAGAACTATTCAGTGATAAAGTAACAATTCTACATAGTATAGCTGAAACTTTTGATTATTTAGTGTCATTAAATTGCAACGTTGTTGTATATTATCACAACCTAAAATTTGATGGTGCTTTTTGGTTATCATATTTATTAGTTGATAAAAAATTTACACAGGCATATGATAAAATTGGAGACAAAGAAACTGACGTAAAATGGAAACAGCAATTTAAAATGTTTAACAACACCTTTAAATACTCCATATCTGATAGAGGGATGTGGTATTCTATCATAGTAAAGGTAAAAAATCATTTTATAGAAATACGTGATTCTCTTAAACTTTTACCTTTTTCTGTCAAAAGAATAGGTGAAAGTTTTGGCACAAAGCATAAAAAATTAGATATGGAATATACTGGTTTTCGTTATGCTGGGTGCGAGATAACAAAAGAAGAACAAGAGTATATAGCGAATGACGTTCTAGTAGTAAAAGAAGCACTAGAGATTATGTTTAAACAAGGGCATAATAAATTAACTATAGGGTCATGTTGTTTGGAAGAATATAAAAAAATATGCCGCTCATCTTTAGAAATTCAATTAGACTATGCCGAAATGTTTCCTAATCTATATGATTTTAAAATTGATAAACAAGAACACAAATATGATAATGCCGGTGACTGGTTACGGAAATCATATAGGGGTGGCTGGTGCTATTTAGTAAAAGGAAAAGAAAACAAAATAAAAACGAATGGGACAACGGCTGATGTAAATTCTCTTTACCCCTCTATGATGAGTAGTAAAAGCGGAAATAAATATCCTATAGGTTTACCAAAATTTTGGACTGGAAATTTTATTCCAGAAGAAGCGCTAAAAGAAAATATGTATTACTTTGTAAGAATAAAAACAAGGTTTTACATAAAAGACAACTATTTGCCGTTTATTCAAGTAAAGGGGGATTTAAAATATAAAGGAACAGAATCACTAGAAGATAGTGACGTATATAATCATGAAAACGGTCAAAAGTATCCGTATTATATAGATAAAAACGGAAATATACAACAGGCTAAAGTGGAACTAACTTTAACTATGACAGATTATCAACTAATAAAAGACCACTATGAGTTAGTTGATTTTGAAATTATTGATGGCTGTTACTTTTATTCTATGGTCGGTATTTTTGACGAATACATCAACAAATACGCTAAGATAAAAAAGGAAAGTAAAGGCGCGTTAAGAGAGTTAGCAAAGCTATTTTTAAATAACCTATATGGGAAAATGGCAAGTAGCACCGATTCTTCTTTTAAGATTGCATACGTTAAAGACGATAAATCTATAGGATTTATGCAAGTAGTAGAAAACGAAAAGAAGCCAGGTTATATTGCTATAGGCTCTGCTATTACATCATATTCGAGAAATTTTACAATACGAGCTGCGCAGAAAAATTATTATGGAGCAGAAAAAAGGGGGTTTATATACGCAGATACAGACAGTATACATTGTGATTTATTACCGCAAGAAATAAAAGGAATTGAAGTAGACGACAAAGAATTTTGTTGTTGGAAATTAGAAAGTTGTTGGGATAAAGCTATATTTACGAGGCAGAAAACTTATATTGAACACGTTACACACGAAAATTGCGTACCAGTTGAAAAGTTGTTAGATAAAGAGGGCAACCCTAGAAAACCGTATAATAATATCAAATGCGCTGGCATGCCCAAAAAATGCAAAGATTTATTTGAATTATCAATGCAAGGAACTGCTGATGCTGGCGAAAATTGGAGTGATGACGAAAAAGAATTTTTATTTGACAAAGACAACAAGCCGGTTATTAGAGATTATAGTGACTTTAAGGTTGGCTTGAAAGTACCAGATAAGCTTAGACCAATTCGCATACGCGGTGGAGTCTTACTAGTTAATACTACTTATGAAATGAGGTAAAAAATATGACATATGGTGAATTATTAGGTTTTCTAGTAGAAGAATGTGATAACACAGACTGTCAGCATTGTATTTTATATGAATTATGTGTAAAGTATGATACAACGCCAGAAAAAGTTAAACAGTATTTATTAGAATGTGAAAAAGAACTGTAAAATAAAATAGCGTGAGGAGAAGAAAAAATCTTCTTTACTCACGCTATTTTTATATCTGTAACTTTTGCACCATTTAAAGCGGTCAGCGAAACCGAAAAGTAAACAGGCAGTATTTTTTCAACCGTGCTACCCTGTTTATTCATTAATGGAAACAAAAGAAGATACCTAGTAACTTAACGCTGATAAAACAGCTTCTTTGCATCTCATGTCTTTAAAACGGAAACAACCATGCTCAAAGAAATAACGTAAATTTGATAAAAAGAAATCATTACGTTTTAGCATAACATAGTTGATATTATGGTCGTCAGTTGTAACGGATATTTTAGTTAAGAAAGAACTGTCTGCCTTGTCGTCACAGTAGATTAGACCACTTTCAGTATATTCGCGTAATGCAAAGTCAGTCCCTTTATATCTTAAAGTACAAAGATATTTTGACTTTCCAGCTGGTTTTTCAACAAAAGCTTTGTTGTCATTTAAATACACAGCCTCGCTACTATATGCAGTATAGCTATTTTTTGAAAAAGCTCTATTAAATCCACTGTTTTTTTGTTCTATGCTTGCGCTTTCAACATATCCTTGTTCAAGTACAAAGCCATCCCCCCTTAAAAATTTTGTATCTTCTTTTAGTCTGGCAGAAATTTCCATTTCAACATAATAAGGATTTATAATGCTAACAGGGTTACTTAGCATATATACCGGGACATAACGAACTTGTTTACCTTGACCTCTTGCAATTGATGTATGTACGCTTATAAATTTTTTTGTTTCATGTTCGCAATAATGGTTTGTTTCACTTTGAAATTCGTCAAAAATCATACGCTGAATATCTGAAAATAAATGACTATATTTTTTAATTTGGTCTGCATTATTTAAGCTTAACGCGTAACCGCAACTTTTACCATTTAAAAACAATTCTTGAAACGTACCCTTTGCTCTGCGCTTTGATTCCATAGTATATGTTGGAAAGAACAAACTTCCTAAATCTTTGTAAAACTTTTCAACAATATCATCTAGTTCATAATTGTACCTATATATAAGTCCAAACTTTTCGTTTTTATCAAGAAATCTGTTAATGCACAGTCTGCCAAAATAGGTTGTTTTTCCACCAGTACGATTAGTGGTACACATGTATATTTCTGGTTTATTTCCATTTATATCAAGCATTGATAAGAGTTTAGTTCCATCATAATATTTATTCATAAATTTATTTCTCCTTTTATTAAATTATATCACACCTCTTGACATTTTTCAAGAATTAGTTTATAATAAATTAAAATGAATAAGATAGGAGGTGAAAAAAATATGCAGTTTTACCCTGTTATTATTGCACTGATTTTTAATGCTCTTGATTTAGTCACCGGTATTATTTCAGCAGTAAAATCAAAAGACATTAAATCAGCAAAACTACGTGATGGGTTATTCAAAAAAATTGGCTTTATACTTTGCTACCTTGTAGCATGGTTAGTTGATACACAAGGGAAATATATTGGTTTTCATATAGATGTATCAATTCTGCCTATTATAATCCTTTATGTGTGCACAACTGAATTAGTATCAATTTTGGAAAATATCAGCAAAATTAATTCAGACCTTTTACCGGACAAACTATTGGAGCTATTTCACATTTCAGACCTTAAATAAGGAGTGATTAAAAATGAAAGTGTATCTTTCACCGTCAGACCAGTGGTCAAATATAGTAGCTGGTGGTAAACATTCGGAAGCTTTTCACTGTATCAAGATTGCTGATTACGCAAAAGCGTATTTAGAATTAAATGGATATGATGTTAAAGTGGGATCATCAGTTAAAGAAAATACTTATAAAGACAGAGTAAAAGAAAGTAACGAATGGGGCGCAGATTTACATATTCCTATTCACACAAACGCTGGTGGAGGTTATGGCACTCTGGTGTTGTGTTATCCTACAAGAATAAACAACAGACATGTTATAAACATTTACAAAGAAGTTGCAAAACTTACACCCACAAAAGATAAAGGAATTCAGACGACAAACAATCTATACGAAATTAACGCTACAAAATGTGTAACTATTTATCTTGAATGTGAATTTCACGACAATGAAGATACTGAAAAATGGATTGATAGCCACGAAAAAGAGTTAGGTAGGGCAATTGCAAAAGGGATATGTGATGCAGACGGTAAAGTTTCTTTTGCAGAATTAACGCCCATTAAGAAAATTTATAAAGTGCAAGTTGGCGCATTTCATAACCGAAAAAATGCAGAAAAGCTAAAAAAAGAATTGTCTGATAAAGGGTACAATTGTTATATTGTAGAGGGATAACATGCCAGACATTAATAAATCTTATTCGTGGGCTATTGAAACATGCAACGCACCAAACGTAGGATATAGTAACGCATATCGAAATCAACAAACAGTCGGTGGTATCACATATTATGATTGCAGTTCATTTATAAACTATGCGTTACTAGCTGGTGGTTTTGAAACTCCTAATTACGCTCCAGCTCATAACTCATTTACAACCTATGATGAAGCAGAAGTGCTATTGTCGCTAGGTTTTACAGAAGTATCTGCAACAGGTGAGTATTTAGCTGGCGATATAGGGTTAAATCCAACGCATACAGAAATGTGCTATCAAGGTGGGCAAGGTTCTGGAATTTTCATGGGAGCGCACACAGACAAAAGACCGCTGGCAGATCAAGTGAATATCAGTCCTTACACTTCATCATTTCAAAGACTTTTCAGATACGGTGAGGGTAGTGTAACAGGATATGGAGCAAGCATTTATGTTGTATCAGCTATGTGTGGTAATTTTTGGCAAGAGTCAAATATTAACCCGGGAGTTTGGGAAAAAGAACCACACGAATGGACAGCATTAAATGTTGGGTATGGGTTAGGTCAATGGACTAACACAGACGGTGACACCCATGGGAGACTTTATCAGCTGCATGACTGGTTACAAACAAATGGGTATGCTGATGATGACGGAAACGGACAATGTGCATATATTGTACACGAAAATGTGTGGATGCCTAAAACAGGGTATCAAGATTACGCTACACTGGAAGATTTTTTAAAGTCAACTAGCACAGATATTGAAAGTCTGACGCACTATTGGAATATGTGCTGGGAGGGAATACACGATTCGTCATGGGACTATCGAGTAGAACGTGCAAACGCTTGTTATAATTTTATTTCAAGTAATGCAAACAACACCAATATTACTAACTGGGTAACAAAAGACGGATATTTAACAGAAGCAGAAATATTTAACAACGCTGTGATGTTATACCGCTATTTCAGTGCTGGTGGAGGTGGAGGTGGGTTACCATCAAAAAGAAAAACAAAATTACCACTTTATATGATGATTCGATATTTTTAATGTTTCACGTGAAACAATTTATAAGAAAAAGGAGTTGATAAAATGTTATTTACAAAAGGAAAGTATAAACACGAAACAGGTTTTGAAATTATGGTAACAGAAAACGGAGATATTCTTATTTCACCAGACCACCCGCTTTCTTTAAGATTATCCGAAATTTTTGATAAAAACAAGTGGACAAAAGTTGAATAGGGGGTTATAATATGAGCGTAAAAAATAAAGACGAAATTTTAGAAGCAATTAAAACAAGAGTAGGAGATAACACTGATGACGAAACAATTTCATTACTTGAAGATGTTAGTGACACGCTCGCCGACTTAGAAACAAAAGCAAGTGGTGGTGAGCACTGGAAAACAAAATATGAAGAAAATGATAAATTGTGGCGAGAACGTTATACGAATCGTTTTTTCAGTAAAGAACCAGAGCCAGACCCTAAACTATACCCAGAACCAGAGCCAGAAGTGAAAAAAACATTTTCAGATTTATTTAAGGAGGGTTAAATATGCCTAGTAGAATTGCAGTTAGCACATTAAACGCAACAACAATGGACATTCTTAACGTAATCAGACAGAATGCTAGTTATGATTATCAGCAGAATGTGCCAGAAGTTACAAAGACAACAGATATTCCAAAAGTAGGTGCAGTAATTTATGGTACACCAGCTTTTGCGAATCAGTTCGTTAATGCACTTGTTAATCGTATTGCAATTGTACGAATGCAGAGTGCAACATTCAACAACCCATATTCAATTTTGAAAAAAGGGTATCTTGAATTTGGTGAAAGCGTTGAAGATATTTTCGTTTCAATTGCAAAAGCGGTAGATTTTGATGTTGAAAAAGCGTCAAGAAGAGAATTTCAGCGAACACCACCAGATGTGAGAAGCGCATTCCATACAATGAACTGGCGAGTTATGTACCCAGTTACCATACAAGATGAAGATTTACGACAAGCTTTTCTTTCAATTGAGGGCGTGCAGAACATTATAGCAAAAATCGTTGATTCCGTTTACACTGGTGCTGAATATGACGAATTTTTGCTGTTTAAGTATCTGTTAATTAAAGCTATCAGCCACGGAAAAATGTTTCCGATTTCTACCGGACAGGCGAACGATTTAACGGATGCCGCTGTTAAATTTAGGGGGACATCAAACCTTTTACAGTTTATGTCATCAAACTATAACGAGTCTGGTGTTAGCACAAACACACCAAAAGACAGACAGGTTATTTTCATGGATGCAGCATTCAACGCAGAATTTGATGTATCGGTTCTTGCTTCAGCTTTCAACATGGAAAAAGCAGATTTTATGGGTAGACTGTTTCTTATTGACAGTTGGTCTGAGTTTGACAACGAACGTTTTGACGTTATCAGAGAAAATTCTGACGGTATCGAACCAATTACCACAGATGAGTTAAATCTAATGAAAGACGTAAAAGCGGTATTGCTTGATGAAAATTGGTTCCAAGTTTACGACAACAATAACAAGTTCACTGAAAAGTATGTGGCTAATGGTTTGTATTGGAACTATTTCTACCACACATGGAAAACTGTTTCTTACTCACCATTTGCGAACGCTGTTGTATTCGTTCAGAGCACAGCAACAATCACTTTACCGACTACATTAACAGTTGAAATTATCAGCAAAGACCACAGTGAAGAAGCTACAGTATTTGCGTTAAGTGCTGATGCAGACGGAGCTAGCCTTGAGCCGAATAGTGTGCATTTTGTACAGGATGAAAGCACCACCACAAATGGAATTGGTATTCAGAAATACGGCGCGGTTATTATTCCAGCTTCAAAAGAAGCTACCGAAATAACTTTAGTGGCAGAGATTAATGGTCAGACTTATAAGGGAACTACAACCATTTCAAGTGCTAACAATGTTGGAGATACTGTAACAATGAACAAAGCGTAAATAGTCAATCTAGGGTGAGCTAATAACTTGCCCTAGAGTTTTGAAAGAGGTTAATATATGTATATCGAGCCTAATACCAATATTCGTATTTTAAAAGACGTTCCTTTAGATAAAACATTTGACCATACCATATATTTTGGAAGCGCCAGTGCACAAGCTAGTTATTTCATGGGTTTGCAAAAATACAACTTAAATAATTACACGTACCAGAGAGTTAAGCGTGGTTATGCAAGGGTTGGAATAAAAGCTGATAATTTGTATGACTGTAATTATATGATGTTTCAAAATACCTCATATGGCAATAAATGGTTTTACGCATTTATCACTTCTGTTGAGTATTTAAACAACGAATGTTCACAGATTGAATTTGAAATTGATGTAATGCAGACATGGTTTTTTGATTACAGTTTAGACCAGTGCTTTGTTGAAAGAGAGCACACAGTAACAGATAATATTGGAATTCACATTGAGCCAGAAAACGTGAATTTAGGTGAGTATGTGTTTAACGATTACAAAGATTTATCTGTTGCGCTAAATAAACTTGCAGTTTTTGTTGCTGTTAGCGACGCAGATGAAGCTCCCAACGGCACAGTTTATGACGGTGTGTACGGTGGGTGTACATTACATGCATACCCACTCGATAAGCCGGAATCAATAAACACACTTTTAACGAAATACGCTCAAAAACCAGATGCAGTTGTAGCTATGTATATTGCACCAGCTATTGCTACAGGTAGTGTTATACCAGATGAGGGAATGACAATCGTTTTTTCAAAAAATGCCTATTCATTTAATAGTTCAAGTGGTGCAGTAAGTGATGAAATGAAAATAGATGGGTATAAACCGAAAAATAAAAAACTATATACATACCCATATAATTTTTATTGTATCACAAATGCTGGTGCTTCTTCACTAAATTTAAGATATGAATTTTTTGAAAACCTAACACCAGCGTGGAATATAACTGTACCAATGACAATGCCTATTCAATGCGTATTAAGACCACGTAATTACAAGGGAGCTGAACTAAATTTAAACGAAACATTAACGTTAGCTAATTACCCTATGTGTTCATGGAGTACGGACGCTTTTCGGGCGTGGTTAGCACAAAACGCTTTACCATTAGTGACAGAAACAGGTGTTAAAATGGTAAGTGGTTATTTAGGTGGAGGGGTTGCTGGTGCTACTGTAAACACTGCAAACACAGTTATGAAAGCACTGTCGGAGGGATATCAAGCTTCAATTCAAGCGGATGTTGTAAGGGGTAGTATTAACACTGGTAACAATAGTGTTGCTAGTGGACTACAATCTTTTTACGGCGGTAGATGTTCCATAAGTGCCCAATATGCCAGAATGATTGATGATTATTTCACTGTTTATGGTTATGCTGTGAAAAGACTGAAAATTCCAAACAGAAATAGTCGTCCACATTGGAATTATGTTAAAACTATAGGGTGCACAATAACAGGTAGCGTTCCCAGTGATGATATGAGATTAATTTGCAGTATATACGATAATGGCATTACTTTTTGGAAAAATGGGTCTGAAATAGGGAATTATAGTTTAGACAACAGTCCGCAGGGGGGTGAATAAATGAGTAACAGAAAAAGAGAAAAAACACTGTTTGGTGAAAGTGCTACTGTAAATAATCTAACATATATGAC